CACTGTTTAGAAATGATATTACATCACGAAGGTGGATATGTAAATCATCCTAAAGATCCAGGCGGCGAGACTAATCTTGGCGTAACGAAAAGAGTATATGAAGAATGGGGTGGAGAGAAAGACATGGTAGACTTGTTAGTCGAAGATGTTGCTCCTATCTATCAAAAGAACTATTGGGATCGTTGTAAATGTGACGATTTACCAAGTGGACTAGACTTATGTGTATTTGATTTTGCTGTAAATGCAGGCCCAAGTCGTAGTGCAAAGTTTCTACAAAGATTAATTGGTACTACTGTTGACGGTGGTATCGGCCCTAACACTTTAAAGGCCGTTGATAATTATGTAGAAGAAGTTGGACTAGAATCAGCAATCGAAGATTATCAATCTGCAAGGCAAGAGTATTATGAAGCTCTTGATACATTTGATACATTTGGTAGAGGTTGGACTCGTAGAGTAGAAGAAACTACTTCATCTGCATTGGAAATGGTATAAAAATAATATGAAAAAATTTAATCATGTTCCTGTAGAGTTACAGGATATTAAGGCGACAAACAAAGACGGAATACGTTTATACGAAACACCAGATGGAAATATGTATCCATCTATTACAACAGTTCTTTCTGTTAGAAACAAACAAGGATTGTTTGAGTGGAGAAAACGTGTTGGTGAAGAAGTAGCAAATTATATTGCAAGGACAGCAGCCGCAAGAGGTACTGCTGTCCATCATATGTGTGAAGACTATCTAAACAATGAGGATATGGAAAAACACAAAGAAAAGTTTTTACCACACGCATTGTTTACTCAGTTGAGAGATAAGTTATTAACTCGTATAGATAACATTCATTCTCAAGAAGCTGGTCTTTATAGTGACAAGTATAAAGTAGCAGGAAGAGTCGATTGTATTGCTGAGTTTGATGGTGTATTGTCTATCATTGACTTTAAGACATCAACAAAAGAACGACAAGATAGTTACAACGAATCTTACTACATTCAGGCATCTGCTTATGCAGAAATGTTTGAAGAACGAACTGGTATTGAAATCAATCAGATTTGCATATTGGTTGTAACCGCAGATGGTGTATGTCAGGAATTTGTTAAAGATAAAAAAGACTATTTACCTTTATTGACTGATGCTATTGCAGAATGGAAACAGAAAAATGAAAAAGTTAATGTTGTCAATAGGGATATTGTTGGGGTGCCTGTCTAGTGTGTCAGCTGAGCCGTATTGGTTGCAGAAACCTGTACAATGTGCTGAACCACAAGAGGTAGTAACTCACCAAGCTAAAATATATCGGGAAATACCTTTTCTTATGTTATATGGAAAAAGTTTGACTCCAACAGGTACATTCAGAGATACATCATATATTTTGAGTGTGAATATGGAAACAAAAACTTGGACAATGATAGAATTTGCATCTGAATTAAAACAAGCTTGTATTGTAGCGACTGGCAATGATTTTAAACCAGCACCTCAAGAAAAAAAGATAGATATTAGATTTGGCCCTTGACATTATACTAAAAGTATGTTATAAATAGAGTATAGTTTGTTGATACAATTCGACAATTGGACAGGACATGGGGGCAGTACCCATCGCCTCCACCATAAACACATCGGGAGAAATAACTCTCCACGAACCGAAAGTTTAACGATGTGTTTTTATGGGGGCGAACTAGGATCGACTGACAGGTATAGATGCGAGTAGAACTATCGGGTGACTGCGTAATTGGTCAAATACTACAAACGCAAACGATAACTTTGCACCTACAGGTTACGCCCTAGCGGCATGATGCTGATGCGTCCGATGGGAACGTGGAAACAGAATCCCATCACTTTTTTTTAACTTATATAGGATATATTATGCAAATTATGCAAATGCAAACCGCTAAATCATTTTCACTAAACATTGAAGTTATAGCTAAAGATAAAGGTATTTCACATATGGATGCTGTTTTGGACTATTGTCAAAAGAACGATATAGAACCAGATACCGTAGGAAGACTTATTACTAAAGGACTCAAAGAGAAAATTGAGGCCAACGCAAGAGAACTAAATTATCTAGAAAGACAAGCACAATTGCCAATTTAGTTCTTGACATTACCTTAAAATTAATGTATAATGAATAACTATAAACTATATAAGGAGTAAAAGTTTATGTCTACCACCCAAGCAGAAAAAAACAAGACATGGGATGTTTTAGAGTCCATGCAATTCAAGAACCGAATTAAGGAACTTGAGTTTGATTGTGCTGAACTTCAGAAGAAGAATGAAGAGCTTTTGGAGAGATGTAAGAAACTTGCATCTAGGACACCAGAGTGGCCTAAGGGGTATCGTCCTACTCGTAGAGCGCCAGATCAAAAGAAGAGGTTTAATGAACGTACAACTCATTGATCATATGGGCAGTGATTTATCTGTTGTAAACGCTGCCCGAGTATCCTTTGATAAAGAAAGTTCGTTTTCTGGTAAAATTGATCACAACACGGGCAAAAGTACAATAAGGGATAAAGATAAAAAACTTATATCCTATTTAGCAAAACATGACCATTGGAGTCCCTTTGGTCATGCTTCAATGCAATTTAGAATTAAAGCTCCAATATTTGTTGCACGACAACTTGTCAAGCATCAAGTGGGATTAGTCTGGAACGAAGTCAGCAGACGTTATGTTGACAATGAACCAGAGTTCTATATTCCTAGCGAATGGAGACTTAAAGCAGAAGATAAGAAACAAGGGTCTTCTGATGAAACTATTGAATATAATATTAATGGTGCTATAGAATTTGTGACACAGACATACAATAATCTGTTGAGAGCAAATGTCGCACCAGAGATGGCTCGCATGATATTACCACAAAACTTATATACTGAATGGTATTGGTCTGGAACATTGATGGCCTTTGCTCGTGTATGTAATCTAAGATGTAAATCAGACACACAATTAGAGACACAGAAGATTGCAGAAATGATTGATGTAAAGGCAAAAGAATTGTTTCCTATTTCTTGGGAAGCACTAAGAGTTGAATAAACACATAGTATATGGTAATGGAGAGTCAAGACCTAGACAACCGATAGAGGGTAACAATTTTATCACATGGGGATGTAATGCAATTTATCGTGACTTTGCCCTTGACAATCTTGTCTCAATAGACTATCCTATGCAACAAGAGATATATAAGTCAGACTATCCTCTTACACATAAGTGTTGGTTTGCTGATTGGGAAGTGTTACCACCAGAGTTTGGGCCAGAGTCATTAATGATGAACTGGAATGATCCTATATATCAGACACCAAAAGGAGATAGAAATTCTTGTGTAGTTCAAGGTAAAACACAAGAAACAGTTGAGGCAAATATAAGAGAAGCATTACAACACAATCCAGAATTAGATGTAGATGATTTAAGAAGAAAAGCTGAAAAAGATGTTGGATTGTATATTACTTGGGTAGAAGAAAATGACCAAGTAGAGAACATAGACTATCCAAAGGATTGGTCTGCTGGAAACACAGCACTATACCTTGCTTGCAAGGCTGGTGCAAAAGAGATATATATGTTAGGGTTTGACGGAAACGATTATAACAAACCCATAAATAATGTATATAAGGGTAGTAGTAATTATCTGCCCGAAGATAACAGGGGGTTCAACCCTGTCAACTGGAACAACCAGTTTAGAATGTTACAAAGGGATTTTCCTGATGTGCAGTTCTATCGGGTTGGTACAGATTTAACATACGATGAACTATACAAGAACATACGTTAACATAAGGAGACTTAAATGTCAATAGATACGTTAAAAAGAACTAATTCACTTGATAAACTATTAGGTGCAGTTAAAGAAGAAAACGCTCCACAAGAGAAAAAATCTTACAAAGATGAACGTCTTTGGAAACCAGAACTTGATAAATCTGGTAATGGCTTTGCAGTCATTAGATTTCTTCCAGCAGTTGAGGGAGAAGATATGCCTTGGGCAAAGGTTTGGAATCATGCGTTCCAAGGCCCTACTGGTCAATGGTATATTGAAAACTCTCTTACCACGATTTCACAGAAAGATCCTGTGTCTGAACTAAACTCTTCATTCTGGAATACTGGTCTGGAGTCAGACAAAGAGATTGCTCGTAAACAGAAAAGAAAATTACAATACTTCTCAAATATCTATGTGGTGTCAGATTCTAAACACCCTGAGAACGAAGGTAAAGTATTCTTGTTCCGTTTCGGGAAAAAAATCTTTGATAAATTGATGGCTGCGATGCAACCAGAATTTGAAGACGAATCACCTATCAACCCATTTGATTTCTGGGAAGGTGCAAACTTCAAACTGAAAATTCGTAAGGTTGATGGTTATTGGAACTATGATAAATCAGAGTTTGATTCACCAACTGCACTGTTTGATAATGATGGACAAATTGAAGAAGTATGGAAGAAAGCATATCCTCTTGCAGAGTTTACTGCTGCTTCAAACTTCAAATCTTATGATGAATTGAAACAACGACTTGATACTGTTCTTTCTGGTACTATTTCGGTAGGTAATGTTACCAATAATATGACAGAAGAAAGACCTGTTGCAAGTCCAGTAGTTGATACTACTCCTGTAGAAGCACCTGTTGTGGCTGCTGCAGAAGAAGATGATACTATGTCATACTTTGAAAAACTTGCGAACAACGGATAAGTTCTTACACATAAAAGGAGAAAGGGGAGTATTTTTACTCCCCTTTTTTATATTATTGAACTCCACCATAACTAAACATCTGATCAGCCACACCTAAGTTTGAACTTGATACAGTAGTGTTACTAGTTTTTGAATGATTGTCCATTGTAATCACCATTGGAGGCATAGCATTTCGTTCAGAAAATTCATTTAGCCTCGCTTGAGCTTCGGGTAATGTTAATTGTCCAGAATTTACC